ACAAACCTACTAAAGTCTGGTGGTTTCCAACCTTCTGGTTTTAAAATCTTACCATCTTCTCGTTTCAAAACTTTCTTAGTTTCTTTATCAATTTTGTTGAGATTACTTATTGCACCTTCATCCCAAATCGCACTACAGTTCCAACCTCTCGACAACATGTAACCAACAATGACCCACATCATATCAAAACAAGCATCAGCTGATTCCACATCATCATTGTTTAATCTTGCTTCACAGAATTCATTAAATTCTTCAACAATCAATTTGTGATAAAGTTTTGCTTGTTCTGGATTATCTTTCAATGTGGTTTGACCTGCGGATGACATAAACACTTGAACATCAGTAAACACTTTGGTCATAATTAAACCCTCTTGTTAATTTCTGCTTCGTGTGTGCGTTTTCTTAATTCAGATGAACTGAATCGATGTTTGCGAGAATTGTACCAAATTTTGATACCACGGTCTTCACAAATTTCTTTACCAGTAAAATCTTTTCCTTCATATTCTTCACCAATGAAACGAACTGTAATTGGCAAGAACATCAACATGTCCTCTAAGTCTTTTTCGGTCTGATATACGATGATTTGGTCAACAAACTTGACCGCAGAAAGTTGAACAAATCTTTCGACTACTGATTGAACTGGTTTATTTTTGGTGTCTGGTCTATCGATTGTTGGGTCTGTTTGAAGACCGACAATAAGATAATCACAGATTTGCTTGGCTTCTGCAAGCATTAGAATGTGACCTGCATGTAAAAGGTCAAAAGTTGAACAGGTAAAACCTACTGGTTTTCCTACCATCTCATCAGGTGTAACTAACATAATAACTCCGTTAAAATAAAACTCCAATAATAATACTTACCATTGGAATGAGTAAAAGGCTCATGCCAAATAGCACGAGCCCTATCATAACACACTTAACTATTTTGTCAAGCAATCAAACCTACTTTGTAAACAGTTTTGCCGTTTTCTTTCATTGCGGTAAGAACTTGTTTCTTGTTGTCACCTTCAACATAAGAGACATGTACCCAACCAGAATCAGGAATACCTGGAGTATAGAACTCAAGGATAACTTGGCGAAAATCGCAATTGTCTACAATCCATTGAGCAAGGTCTGCATTTGCAATACCTGGAATCTCAATGTCAGCAGCCTGTCCTTTACAATGGTCAGAAGTGCGGGAACCACCAACAGCAGCATTTACATCTGGCGCACGATAACCAGAATTGACTTTCACGCCTCTTGCAAAATGATTGCGAACTGGTTGCAGAACATTCTCTGCCAGTTTACGCAGGTTTTCAACTTCTGTTTCACCAGGAGTATTGTCCAAGTCATTTCTTAGGGCAGTTTCACTCTTAATCATTTCAGCTAGTGAAAAATTAGGAGAGAGTTTTTGTGTTAAATCCATTTCATTCTTCCTTTATTTGTATAGTTTCGATGTTGCATTTTTCAAGAAATTTTAAACCATCATCATTCCTATATGTATGCCCATAAAATACTCTACGAATTCCAGACTGATGAATCAACTTAGCACATTCTATACAAGGCGAACAAGTTACAAACATCTCTGCATTTTCAGTAGAATTTGTCGACCTGGCCACCTTTGCGATTGCATTTGTTTCGGCATGTAAAACTTCAGGTTTTGTAACACGCCTGACATATCCTGCAACTTCTGAAACTGCACCAAAAGTATATCCATTGGCAACCATTTCATTATAATCTTGGCCAGTCTCATCGACATAATCGACATTTTCACATTCATTGTCCCAACCAGAAGGCATTCCGTTGTAACCAATGCCGATAATCGTATTGTCTTTGACGATTACACAACCTACTTGCAATCGTTTTGCAGATGAAAGTTTCGCATAAACCTTTGCGACTTCCATATGCGCTTGAACAAACTTAGTCTTCATTAGTCGTTTCTTGTTCTTTTTGTTTTTTAGATTTTACAAGAACAGAACCCTTTACTGCGGCATCAATCATAGCATTCTTGTATAGATTCTTTTTGTTAGAATCTAAAATAAATGCCATTTGTGTTTTTACTGATTTGGGAAGTTTAAAACTTTTATCACGCTTTATCATAATTAATCCTTTTCAAAAAGTGGGGTCATTGCGACCCCACAGTATTACGCAGCTTTTGCTTCTTGTAGAAGTTGTGGTTTAAACTCCTTCAACTCAGAACCAATTTCAATCTTGCGTGGTTTCTTATGTTCAGGAATAATATTCTCAAGACCGATTCTGAGAATACCATCTTTGAACTCAGCACCTTTCACTTCGATTGTGTCCGCTACGGTGAGTGTTTTAGTGAATGAACGAGTACCGATACCACGATGTAGATATGTCACCTCTGTATCTTTCTCTTTTCTTTCACCCTTTACTACAAGAGAACCATCCTCAACTGTAATATCAATTTCATCTTTTGAAAAGCCTGCAATGGCCAATTCAACGACATAACGAGATTCGTCAAGTTTAATAATGTTGTGAGGTGGGAAAGAAGAAGAAACTTTTGCTACATCAGTTGCTAGAAGTTTCTCAACATCATCAAAGAACCTCTCAAAGCCCAATGTGGTGTGGGCAAGTGGGCCAAATGAAATTCGACCAAGTGTCATAGTTTATCTCCTTTTAAGCGAGTTACAAAAATAAGTGACCCATTAGGCGTCACTACTTACTTTGGCAAAATTTCGAATGCTTCTCGGTTTGCCAAATAAGTTCTTTGCGGATCCTTTTCAGTATAGACCCGTATAAATTTCATGTCCTTTGCAACATCTGTTTGAACATCATCGTAATCTTTGCAAAAGACTATATCATGCGTATATTTATTACGCAACTTAACAAATCTCTTTTCAGAAGACATTTTATCACCTTAATAATCTTGTGTTTTCTTTCCAATATTATACTTAGTAATTAATTGCCAATCATCTTTTTCTTTGTAAGAAATAATTTTAATTTGATGCAATGGTGCAATGTTATCTTCAAGTATTTTTCGATTGAGAATTGTTACAAGACCCCATTCTTCTAATAAGTTGGCAATTGCATTTCTTCTTTGTATGTCGTTCTCTGATAGATTCGATGGTTTGCCATCAAGAGCAAATAACTCTTTAAAATGGACAATATAATACCGACCTTGCTTGTGTAAGATATGGCAAGATTGATATAAAACTCTTTCTTTTCTGGAAGAAACTCCAATACGGGTCAGCGTTTCACGGACTTTTAAAAAATCATCCTGTTCGTTTAAACTGACCTCGACAAATTTAGTCAAGTCAACCATATCACTTTTTCCCTAATCCACCCGTTTGGGTTTGTTCTTTTAGTTGTTGGATTTGTTCTTTGCTAAGTAGACGATAAGCCTCACGGGCTTTAGAATCTGAGAAACCATAGACAGTCTTTATACATTCTATATCTTCACTTTTTTCAGTCTTTATCCACTTCGCAAAAGGTCGTTTTTGTGACCTCACGGTATTTAGTAAAAAGTCATTTTGTAGCTTTTTATCGATAAAATGTCTACGATTCATCTCATTTGCATACAAAATACAGTCTTTATGATATGATAAACTACGATTTGACAAAAAAGGATTGTACTCTTTCTCTGTCAATTCATCGACAATTAACTGTTTCTTGTTTTGGAGAATTGCATTTACATAGTCAAAGGGATTACTCATGTCATCATCCTAATCAAACCTACTGTATCTATTGTAACAAGCAATAGGTAGTTTGCAAGCATACCAAATGACTGACGAGTATGAGCAGCCCAAGCATACATAGCGCAACCACAAATCCAAATAGGGTATAGTACCAATAACGGTGGGTTGGGTACTGTAACAGCCATAGTAATAGAACAACCAATGCTAATAGCCCAGGCAATAAACTCAATAATAAAACGAAACTTGTTAGAACGCCAATCATTTTGTATCCATTCTAATGTAGGTCGAAAAATATCATTTATCATACAAATTCACAGTTAACCATCAATTCTGTTAGACACGCAACAGTATTGATTTCTTGGTCTGCAACAAACGCAGCTTTGTATTGATAGTCAGCAAGAATAATAACTGCTTGTGGAATTGATGCGGGTTTTAGATTGTCATACAATGAATCATACAATTTACGGAACAAAGTTGACGAATCAATTTCATTTGATGCAACCCATTTGCGAATTGCACCAAAATCTTTCTCTTTGATATTTTTTACAATTTCGTTAATTGACACATCGGCAATCTGTGAAAGAATACCAG